TTCAGTAAACTCACGTACACCATAACAACATTTATCATATTTAAGTGTACAGATATATGTGCTTTTACCTTCTGGTTTTTCGATAAAGCTTTTATTATCATTAAGATAGACAGCTTGTGTACTATATGCAACATAATCATTACTAGAAAAAGCACGATTGAAACCACTTTGTTTCTGTTCTTCACTAGCTGATTCTACGAAACCTTGTTCTAGAACAAATCCATCACCACGAAGGAACTTTGTATCATCACGAAGTCTACTACTGATACCCAGCTGAACGTAATATGGATTAATCAGACTAACTGGATTACTAAGCATATAAACTGGAACGTAACGTACTTGTTCGCCTTGACCACGTGCAATACTGGTGTGGATACTAAGCAATTTTTTAATTTCATCAGTACAATAATGATTTGTTTCTGATTGGAATTCATCAAATATCATTCTATCTACATCAGAAAACAGATGACTATATTTTTTAATCTGGTCAGCACTATTTAAACTAAGAGCATAACCACAGCTTTTATCATCTAAGAACAGTTCATGGAAAATACCACTTGCCCTTCTTTTAGAAGTCATGGTATGACCTTTAAAGAACAGACTTCCAATATCTTTATAGAACTTATCTGTTATGTCATCCAGTTCATAATTGTATCTATAGATAAGTGCAAACTTACTAGCACTATCTAAGAATCTGTTAATACATAGTCTACCAAAATATGTTGTTTTTCCACCAGTACGATTTGTTGTCACCATATAGATTTCTGGTTTTTTACCATTAATATCAGTAAGTGACAGAATCTTAGTACCATCATAATACTTATCATTATTCATATACATTACCTCTTTCCAATATTATAACATAATGCTTGAAATATTGCAATAGATATGTTATAATAATATAGAGTTATTAGACCCTATTATTAGAGTATTGTGAGGATTTGCATGGGTGATATAAACAAGGTTTACACGTGGGCAATACAAACGTGTAACGCTCCAGATGTTGGTTATAGTCAGAGATACAGAAACCAACAGACAGTTAATGGAATTACATATTATGATTGCTCTTCTTTTGTAAACTTTGCACTTATTGCTGGTGGCTTTTCTACACCACAATATGCACCAAACTATAATGCTTTTACAGCTGGAACTGATGAAATAACAGAGTTACTAAGGTTAGGTTTTGTAGAAGTAAATAGTGAAGGTGAATACAAAGCTGGTGATATAGGTGTTAGTGAAGAACACACAGAGATTTGTTATGAAGGTGGACAAGGGCATGGAAGGTTCATGGGTGCACACACAGATAACAGACCTCTGGTAGACCAAGTATCTATATCAGATTATACCAGAAGCTTTCCAAGAGTGTTCAGATATGGTGATGGAGCACATAGTTATGGTTACTCACTCTATGTTGTGTCAGCTATGTGTGGTAATTTCTGGACAGAGTCTGGTATTAATCCAGCTGTGTGGGAATCACTAGAAGTTGCTAACTGGACAGATGAATTGCATGGATATGGTCTAGGACAATGGACAAACGTTGATGGTAGTACCAGATTAGTTGACTTACATGATTGGCTAGTAGGGCATGGATACTCTGTAACAAATGGTGACGCACAATGTGAGTATATAGTTGTTGAAGATTACTGGATACCTAAAGAGGATTACCCAGAGTTTACAAGTCTGGAATCATTCTTAACTTCACCTAGTACAGACTTGACAACATTAACCCACGCATGGAATTTATGTTGGGAAGGTATACATGATAGTTCATGGGATGATAGAGTATCACAAGCACAAAGGTGTTACAACTATATATTAAATCACGCACAAGATACATCCATAACAAATTGGATAACTGGAAACAGATATTTGTCTGATAATGAAAAGTTAAACAATGCTGTTATGTTGTATAGATACTTTACAGCTGGTGGTGGCGGTGGTGGTACTCCGTCTAAACCCTACGTCAAAATGCCAGTTTGGATGAAAGTAAGATATTATTAAGGAAAGGAGTGACTCTATGGCTGTTAGAAGTAAGGAAGAAATACTGGAATACCTAAAAGGTAAAATGGGTGATGAACCAGATGATGAAAGTATTTCATTCTTAGAAGATGTAACAGATACTATTTCTGATTATGAGTCAAAGGTATCTGATACAGAGGATTGGAAGGCTAAGTATGAAGCTAATGACAAGGAATGGAGAAAGAAATACACAGAGCGTTTCTTTAGTGGTGAGCCAGAAGCTACACCAGACCCAGACCCAGAAGACCCAAGTGGTAAACACGAACCTATGAGTTTTGATGATTTATTTACAGAAGTAAAGGAGAACTAAAATGCCAAGAAGAATTGCCGTTAATAGTCTTAATGCTAGTACCATTGATATTATCAATGTTATTAGACAGAACGCTAGTTATGATTATCAGCAGAATGTACCAGTAGTAACCACCGCAAAGGATATTCCTAAAGTTGGTGAAGTTATCTATGGTACACCAGCGTTTGCTAATCAGTTTATCAACGCACTTGTTAATAGAATTGCTCTTGTAAGAGTACAGAGTGCAACATTTAATAACCCTTATGCTATACTTAAAAAAGGTTATCTTGAGTTTGGTGAAACTGTTGAAGATATTTTCATACAGATTGCTAATGTTGTTGATTACTCAGCAGAAAAAGCACCAGCAAGAGAACTTAAAAGAACTATTCCAGATGTTAAGTCAGCTTTCCACACAATGAATTGGAGAGTAATGTACCCAGTAACTATTCAGGATGAAGACCTTAGAATGGCTTTTGTTTCTGTTGATGGTGTACAGAACCTTATTGCTAAAATTGTTGACTCAGTTTACACAGCATCTGAATATGACGAGTTCTTACTATTTAAGTATCTTCTTATCAAATCAATTAGTTCTGGTAAACTTTATCCAGTATCTATTGGTGATGGGACAGACCTTAAAGATTCAGCCAAAGCTTTCAGAGGTACTTCAAACGTTATCCAGTTTATGAGTAATGAGTATAACGAAGCTGGTGTTAAAACAAATACACCTAAAGATAGACAAGTTATCTTTATGGATGCTATGTTTAATGCCGAGTTTGACGTTGAAGTTTTAGCTAGTGCTTTCAATATGGAAAAAGCTGATTTCATGGGTAGACTTTTCCTTATTGATAACTGGACAAGTTTTGATAACGAAAGATTTGAAGTAATACGTGCAAATAGTGATGGTATCGAAGAGATAACCTCAGCAGAACTTGCACTTATGGGTGATGTTAAAGCTGTCATTCTGGATGAAAACTTCTTCCAAGTATATGATAACCTTAATAAAATGACAGAGAACTATATTGGTTCTGGTCTGTATTGGAATTACTGGTATCACACATGGAAGACAGTTAGCGTTTCACCTTTTGCTAACGCTATTGTATTTGCTCTTAGTTCAGCAACAACTACACTTCCAGCTAGTGTTAACATTACAATTACTGATAAATCAGTAAGTGAAATAGCAACTACACTTTCATTTGTTGCTAATGATTCAGATACACTTTCACCTTCTAACCTCAAGTTTGTTCAGACAGACGCACTTGTTGATGATGGTATTGCTGTTCATCCGTTTGGTGCTGTTATGATTCCTTATGATAAACTTGAAGAGGAAATAACACTTAATGCAACAATCAACGGACAGCTTTATATAGCATCTTCTACAATTACTGGTGCTAGTGAAGTTGGTGATACTGTTACACTTGCTAAAACTGTCTAAGTAGTATACTCTTAGTGGGGAAGGATTAAATATAATGTTCTTCCCCACATATAAAAAAGGAAAAGTGATATGTATATAGAACCAAACACAAATATAAAAATATTACACAACGTACCTTTAGAGAATACATATGACCACACTTTGTACTTTGCTAATGCAACAGCACAATATAATTACTTTGCTGGAATGGTACTTAAAAACTGTACTAACTATACATACCAGAGAGTTAACAAGGGTAGAATGAGAATTGAAGGTAAAGCAGATTTATATTATAATGCTAACTATCTGATGTTCCAGAATACAAACTTTGGTAACAAATGGTTTTATGCTTTCATAAACTCTGTTGAATATATTAATAATGAAACAACAGAGATTACGTTCGAAATTGATGTTATTCAGACATGGATGTTTGATGCACATATTGAAGAATGTTTTATTGAAAGACAACATAGTATAAGTGATGGTATAGGTGATAATATAGTTCCAGAACCTTTGGAAACTGGTGAATATGTTTTCAATTCTTATGCTCAGTTAGCTAGTGGAATGACGGATATGTGTGTTATACTAGCAATAGTTGACACCACACAAGCTACAGCTGGACAGTTATACGATGGTATCTATGGTGGTGCTAAACTGTTTGTATATGATAGTACAGATGTAAGTGGTATTAATAGTAGAATCAGTAATTACCTACAAAAACCAGATGCTATTGTTGCTATGTATATGTGCCCTAAACTTCTTATTGGTACTATACCTCAGAGCCATATAATTCCATATGGTGGTAATGGTGCTATAACACATGTTCAAAAAACACAAGTAAATACAAACATGACACTAGATGGTTATACGCCTAAAAATGCTAAGATGTATACTTATCCTTATAACTTCTATCACGTTGATAATGCTAGTGGTCAAGAACTTTCATTACGTTATGAATTCTTTGAAAACCTAACACCAGTGTTTGAGATTTCTGGAACAATTACACAGCCAGTAGCTATGACACTAAGACCAGATAGTTATAAAGGGGTTGCAGATTATGACCCAGTAGGTGGTTATACTTCAATTAATACAGAGGTTATCCAGCTTAATAACTATCCATTGTGTAGCTGGAATATGGATGCGTACCAAGCGTGGATTGCACAAAATGCTATTCCTATTGGTTATGGTGTTATATCTAATACAGCTACAACTGGTATTGCAAGTCAGTATTCAGCACATCCAGAAGGTACAATGGCTGGTGGAATAATTGGTAACGTAACTTCTATTCTGTCAGAGTGGTATAAGGCAAGTATACAAGCTGATTTGTGTAAAGGAAGTTTTAATAATGGTGGTGTTAATACAGCAATAGGTAAACAAAAATTTTATGGTGGTAGATGTTCTGTAAATTATCAGACAGCCAGAATGATTGATGATTATTTCACTATGTTTGGTTATGCTGTAAAATCTATAGGTAGAATTAATACACATAGTAGACCACATTGGAATTATGTTAAAACTTTAGGTTGTGTGATGAGTGGTAGTGTACCAACAGATGATTCTAAAAAGATTATCAGTATTTATGATAGAGGTATTACCTTCTGGAAAAATGCTAATGAAGTTGGTAACTATTCGTTAAATAATAGTTTGATAAGAAATGATGAATAGGTGGTGAATATGAGTAGAAGAAGCAGAAATGTTTTAAGCGAATTTGAAGATAGTAT